CATCCGTTCCGGCATGATAGGAGGTTGCGTGTTGAGGTGTAGAGAATTCTGCGTAACCGTTCACGCCAATTTCAATTGCCCCCGCCGTTGCCGCATCAGGCGTGACCGATGTAATGTCGTAGAATTTTGTGGCTCCAAGAACAATCAAGCCTTCATCGGGGCCGGTGATGTCTTCGGTAATGCGGTTTTTATAAAAATCCAAACCGACGACGGTGAACGTTCTTCCTGTTTCATCGGCGGCACCATAAAGAAGAACATACACGCCCTTGCGATCTCGAAAGTTTGTTCCGAGAGCGCCGTTCAATGTCATGGCGGCAGCGCTGGCGGGGGTTTGTGAAGCCCCGACGCCATCTCGGTCATAGCCCGTTGATAACGCACCATTAATCAGGTAGTCGAGACGTGTTGATAAAAGCGTTTCGGTTGTCGAAATCCCATTGCGATCTGCGCCGTCGGGACTAAGAGTGATGACCTTTGGTTGGGACATCTTTATTTCCTCTTCAAACTATGTGAATGTTACTTTTTCTTCGTGGTCTTACTCGCTTTTTTCTTCGGTGCCTTACCGGTTCTATATGCTTCGTTCGTGTCGGGGGTTTTAGGATCGTCCCCTTTGAACGAGCCCTTATCGGTTCGCGCCCGTTTAGAGTTGAGAACGGGTGCCGGAATAATGCCTTGCCCGACATCATGCCGCCATTTTTCAGCTTCTTCGACAGACGCGAACGATTTTGTTAGCATCTCTTCGTCGTCACTGCCCGTAATCTCAATTGCCCACTTGCCCCCAACTTTTGTTAGGTTGGTATTCATATTAGCGCTCCTTAGCGACTAAGACATAGTCAAGGTCTGTAACCTCAGCGCCAGCAGCGCCATTCCAATAACCAAATCCCAACGCCATTTCAGCGCCGGGTAGGCCGATACTGGTCATGGTTGTTATTTTTACGTCATCGGCAAACAACTCAACGCTGGAAACGCCGTCGTAGTACGCTGCCAGAGTAATGTACGTGTCGTCCGACAGGGTGGCGACGGTTGAGCTATCCGCATCCGTCGTATTGTCGTCGATGTTAAAATAAACATTGGCTGATCCGTCAACGCTTTCAAAGAAAAAACGCAATGTCGCATCACGAGGCGTGGTGTCCGTTGAATGAAGTCCGACCATCCAAGCCGACTGGGCGGCATCACCAACCGAAAGCCGGGTTTTGATGAAGGCTTTTTTACCGGTTTCCATCAAAAAACTTTCCGAAAGCCACTCAGCGGCAATACCGTCGGTATCATTGGCAGCCGTGGTTATCCGAGCAACGCCGCCGTCAACGTCAGCGGACGTAATGGCTGAAGTGCCAGTACCGGCTGAGATAGCGGTCAGGGTGTAATTAGCCGCGATTGGCAGTTTGTCGAAGTCGTCAAAAATGGTGTGGAATTTGGTGGGGTCCAGCGTCCCTAATTCGTAAAGTGGGTTACCGGGGCTGACGTTGGATACGCCGCCTGAAAAGTGTGTGGGCATGAACAGTCTCCTTTCCTGAATGACCATGACTTGGCATGAGGCCAAGCCACATTCAATACCTGGATAAACGCTACTCTTTATTTAAAATAAACACCATACCAAATATTGGTCGGACTATGTTTGTACGGTGTCTGTCTGAAGTATGTGCATAAAAAAAAGACCGGGGAGATTTCCCCGGCCTCAGTTTTTCAACATATCTTAGGATCGGTTTACGTAGAACCAGGGGAGCCATAGACACCGAGGTAATCGGAAACACCGAAGCTGTAACGGGCGCGAGCTTTGTAGCGCACGTTGCCCGTGTCAAAGTCACCATCCATGGACGTGCTTTGCGGAATGCGGTTGAAATACTTCAACCCATTAGGCACATCCGTTTTCAGGAACCAAGCGTTGGTGTCCGTCAGATAGTGATTGACCGAGTAGCCATCACGAACCGTGCTGTTATGCACGATGGCATTAACGTCGTTGTCCGCCACGCCAGTTTTATACTGGGTGTTAAGGATGCGGGTGGCGACAAACTGAAGGTTCGTTGGAACGATCAATTTGACAGGCCGTGCCGCAACCAACAGGCCACGTTCGTCAGTATAGTTGGAGATAAGAATAGCGGCGTCTTCGAGTGCCGTTTCATTCAAATCAACTGCCGTTGTGGGACGGTTTTGCACGTCGGCACCATTCACGATTGAGTGAGAGGTACTGAAGAGCGGGTCGCCGTCGCCAGTCAGGTAGCCAGTTGTAGGCGTGAAACCGGTATTAAACGGAACCATCGACTTAACTTCCTTGGTGTAAGCCATCGCACGAGCGAGGGCCTTCGTGTAACGGGACGAAAGACTGTCGTACAGGTTATCTTCCATTGCTTCTTCAGTAATGGAAAAGCCCATAGCGATGGTCTCGTGATCGTACCGCTGGCTAAAAGCTTCCTGCGCCGTGTCGTATGCAATGCCCATGCCTTCTTTTTTGACGGGGGCCGCACCGAAGCCGGATAGCTTGGTTTCTTCTTCAAACGAGCGTTCGGAGCTTTCTTCGTCGTAGCACTCCATATGCTCGTCTTGGTACTTGTCGTACTCCAGGCCAAACAAAGCGTTCAACCCAGGAAGAAGCTCTTTAAGTAGCTGTGCTCTTGAAATAGCAGCCATATCGAATACTCCTTCTTATGTGCCGAGAGCGAGATCGTATTGGTGAATATCCGCATTCCACATGACAATCATGTCTGTGAAGGCGTCACCAACAGAACTGAGTGGACCATCAACGAAGTCTACAGACCGAAACGGGAATGTGTTTGTCGTTGCAGGGGTCGTGGCTTCAAGCGACAGAACGCCTTTTCCGGAGCTTGTGCTTCCGGCGACATACGTGCTGACCTCGGCGTTTAAGCCGAGCATTGCTTGGGTCCATGATCCTTCACCCTGAACTTGGAATAGCTGACGAGGGTCGTCGGCTACTTGTGCCAAAATGTCCGTAGCAACGGTGGAAGCACTCCACATTTGCGAAAACAATTTGTAGTTCAGAGAGGGGTCGGTGAAGCTGCAACCTTGAAACACGCCAATCGGACGTGAGGAGGTCGCAACAGTATCGATTTCAATCGTTCCAGCAGCAACGAGTTCCACGATATCTCCGAAAAACACGGAAGTACCATAAGAGTTCGTCATTTTTATCTGACGGAATGAACCATTTTCATGGGCATTAAGTCGGCTGACTGGAACGAAACCGTAAGGTGAGGCGGTAGCTGCCATCTTACTGATCCTTCTCTACAAAGTTAATAAAATGCATGCGCCACTATTAGCGCATACGCCCAACGCCGAACGTCGTTTGAGTGTTACTCTCTGTTTCCAGAAGAGGCATTCTTGGATCGTTCTGGCGCATAAAGTTTTGATCCACACTTGCAGCCTGTTGTTGGGAAAGCGACTGGTAATATTCTTCACGTTTGCGCATGGCTTCCGTTGAGGTCTTACACAACATCAAACCACCAATCACAATATTACCCTCGAAGGCAGCGTTAACATTTACGTCTGACATAATCATCATTTCAGGATGATCTTCAACCGCGCATGGTTCAAAGCCTTCTCGATAACGCATAGAAACATTTCGGTTATCCATCTCGCCAAACATGGCTGTCCGAACCCACCGAAACACATACCCATCTTGAGGTTCGGGGTCCGGCAAATTCGACGGAGGTCGATACTGCGTTTCCCGATCTTCTGCTTCGCGTGTCTCATTGTCTCGCGCTTTTGGCGCGGTGCGCTTTGTCGAGCGTTTAGCCATTTAATTGCTCCTTTGCAACCTGAGCGGCGTATTGCTTGTTAGATAAACCAAGCCGCTTTGCGAGAGTGACTTGAGTGGCGGTTAACTGCACTTTGCGCGGGGGAGTACCGCCCCGTGACGGACCACCAACGGGAGGTGGTTTTCTCGCTGGGGTCGCAGCGGGAGCCAAAAGCTCCCCATCACCGCCATTGGTGCCCCCAGCAAAACGATCCGAGAACAATGTCTTCATTCCCTCGTCAATCTTTTGATAGTATTCTTCGTGAACTCGCGGGTCATACCCTGCCCCGATAAGCTGTTCATGCAAACCGATAGCATACCCAGTCATGTCCTCGTCGCCTTTGCGCTGAAACCACGGATTTAATTTTATCCATTGCATCCCACGCGCATCTGGCGGAGCGGTTTGCTGTTGTTGCGATGGCTGTTGTTGCGGTTGTTGCGGTTGACCGACAGGATCGCCTTCGGGTTTGGGGCCTACACGGTTTAAAACATTGATACGTTCGGCTTGCAGGCGGCTGATGTTTTCCTGCGCCTTAAGAAGTGCGTCGGTATCGCCCTCGTCGTATGCGTCTTTGAATGACTCCCGAGCCTGTTCGAGTTCAGCATCAGTACGCGCCTCAAACTGTTCGAGAACGACGTTATTGCTTTTTTCGATGCCTTTCTTGAGCGCATTATTCTCTTGAGCAGCGCGTTCGGCGTAACTTAAGGCTTCAGTGTTTTGACGTTGTGCGGCTTCTTTTGCACGGCGCTCTTCATGAAATTCAAATTTCATTGTTTTAATGCGCTGTTGTGCGGCCTCAGAATAATTCGACACCTCTTCTTCAAGGGCGGGATCATCCATGTCCGTACGCTCAGCGGCGGGGCGTGCGTCTACACGGTCCTCCAGCGGCGTGTCGTCAATTATTTCAACGTCGATGCTACCGACACCATCGGTATCAATCTCGACGGCATTAGTGGGATCGGGAAAACCCCCGCCTGCGGGGGCCTCAAACTCTTGGTTTTTTGCTGCAGCTTCGGCCATTAAACACCACTCCAATTGCGCCCGGTCTTAATGTGACTAATCGTACTTGGGCAAGCCCCGCACCAAGCAGCAATCTGTTTTAGCGTACTCATGCTCGTGAATATCCCCTTGGATCAAGGACGACGCCCTGAACTGTATCGTCATTGATGATCCTAAATTCCTTGCCGTGAATTTTAAACCGAACCCCTTTGTAAGCCCCAATAAGAACAAAGTCGTTCTCTTTGCACCAGGGCTTGCAATCCTCACCAAATCTCTCTTTATCTTTATAACAAAGCGATCCCATCTTTACGACAAGGCCGCAAACGGTGCCTACTTCTTCCAAGGCCATGGTCTCGTTAGCCTTGAGAATGCCACCCTCGGTTTTAGTCGCCGCTTCTGGAACGGCAATAAGAATACGCCAACCCATTGGTTCGGGTAGCTGGCTCGCAACGGTTTTTTCAGCGGCGG